AGAGTATAGACCCATTGAATGAAGCACTTCCACGAAGTCTCGATAGACTGTAGCCCTGAGCGATGGGAATGTTTTACGAACTACCGATATCGTTAAGTTAGGGTTGTTTAAAGCGTGTATTATAATTAACTGACAAAGGGAGTACGTCTTAGATGAACGTGAACCCCCTTCATTAACAATGAACCTCTTATCGCTTAGTAGCGCATCGTAGTTCTTTTCAAATACCTTAGTCGCTTGTATCTTCATATAGGACGACTTTACCTTTGAATATTAAATCTTCAACACCTAGATAACCTTCAACACTAAAATTTTTAATATCTGTTTCAAATGAAATAAGCTCTTTTAAATATTCTCTTAAATCCTCAACTCTATTAAGTGGAATAGGTACGGTTATGCGATATTCGGTAGACTTTATTCTTATACCATTAAAGAATTCTATGTACTTATTCTCCATATTCATTCGGTCTTACTATCTCTACCGTGATGTTGTTTACCTTCTCACCACCTGATGTTTGGTCTACTCTCTCAGTCAAGTTGTTTAGCCTCTGTGTTATCGAAGCGTTATATTGTCCAACCATACCACCCTCTATTTGGTCTGTGCGGATTTTTTCTTTTATACGTGTGCAGATACTTACATATTCAGGATAAGCGTCTTCTACGTTATAGAAATATCTATTAATATCGCATATCTTATCGTGACAATAAGACTTAAACCCCTCGATAGTCAATGGTGGCTCGTGTTCTTCGTATTGCATTCCTTTAGGAGTAGCTTTTGGTATGCGCCTTTTCCGTGCCTTTGTTACTTCTGCGTATTCAAGAAACAACTCCCACAACTGGCTAGGACTCTCTATGTATTTAGGCTTTGCCATATTTTAAATCTCTTAATAGAGCCTTTCTGAACTCTTTATTTATTTTCATCTGTTCTTTCTTCGGTAGGCTGTTGAACTCCCTTAGAAGTCTCTCCGCTGTCTTTACTGGCATCTTTTTCCTGTTTTACGTTCTTGTACTTCTTCTTTTTAGGCTTTTCGATTATACCTAGTCTCTCAAGTATTTCTTGTTCTTTCGGTGTATATTTACCGTCTAGCTCTATTCTGTACGTTTTACCGTTTTCTCTTATCGTTGCTTTTGCCATTAGTTTCCGTTATAAATCTCTTACTATTATTAATATTTTATCCTTTATCGCTTGTAGTTCGGTATGATGCCATATTGATTCCCATTTTTGCTCTTCTGTGAATTGCCCGCCTTCCATTGGAGTTGTGCAAACTAGAACCTCTCTAAGCGCGCTCAGCTTGTCTAACTGCAACCTAGTTGGCATATCTTTTATTTGTTGCTCTTTTTCCTTTTCAATTAAGATTTGCTCTTTTGCTTTTGCCATTAGTTCAAGTTAAAATTAAATCCCTCTTCAGCCTCTTCTATGATGTCTATGAAGCCAAGTAAGTCTCTAGTCTCAAAGTCTAGTACGTTGACTATAATATCGTCATTGTCGTAGTAGTTGACTTCTACAATGTAGCTGCCTTTTTCTATTACTTCAGTACTGATCAGAACACGTTTCATCTATTAATATTATTTTTATTATCGTACTTGTTTAGTTCAGCCTCAAAAGCTCGTAGCTCATCTTGTATCTCTTTGATGTATTTATATGCGCTCAGATAGTGAACATTAAAGTATTTGCCTAGATATCTACTGTTGCGAGTATTAAACTCAATCATCTTGTCTAACACCTGTATTTTAGCCTTAGTGTTTGTCTGCTGTTCTAGCTTACGTCTGTATAATTCAATTAAGCTCTTTTTGTTAGTGTACCACTTCTCAAGCTCTACTTTGTCAGAAATGTCATCCAATCCAACTTCTTCTGGTACTGGTATATAGTCTTCAGTACCTTCAAAGGGTGTTTGCTTCAATAGTATTTTTCTATTGATTGGCGAGGTTCTCCATCTTGCGTGACTTAGTATCACTTGATAGACCCATTTAGCAATATCATCTGCTGCTATCTGATGTCGTTTTTTAATCACATACTCATAAGCGTGTGAAACTAAATCAACTTCGTTGTAAGACCTATTAGAAACATCAATAGCTGTTCTAGCTACTTCTAAAAGCTCGTCGTAGTTGTCAGTGAAGTATTTATCAATCCTCGCCTTCATATACTACTGTTGGAATACAACTGTCTTCTATATCGTAATGCTTAACCCACCTGTCATAACCGTTAAAGTATATGACTTGAATCCTGCGAGCTGAAGGTTGAATCTCTATTGATGAGATATAGTATTTATTTTTGCACTTCATACCATTCGTTAAAGTCGTTTATCCATCGCTTTCTTACCGCCATTGAACAACCGCAGTTCTTATTCTTTTTCTCGTCCTCGTCATACTTCTCACGAATCGCTTTGAGTTGCTTATACGCTGTCTTAGTGTAATCGTACCTGAGTCGATTAATTACTTCTAGCTCAATTTCTGTAAACATAGCTGGATAAAATATGACATTAAACTGACGGTACAAGCATAAAAGAAGTTGCTTGTACTAATTAGAGCTATCCAAAAGCTCATACACTTCATGCAACCTAAAGCTGTGTGAAATAAATCAACTACCATCCTAACGTTTCTATTGCTCTTTAGAACAATGAACGCAGCTATCTTGTCAATCATAAACTGTAACGGCTCAAAGTGTGTTATAAACCAACTGACGGCTATTATGTTAATCATCTTGTCCGATTTTAGCTAAGAACCAAAGCATAAACGCACCACCTATGATGACGCCTAGCAAGAACCCTGTAAAAAAATATACTGTCTCCATATCTATAAAATAAAAAACGGGCTACCGTTATAATACTCAGTAACCCGTTCAACACAAACATTTATCAAATGAACTGCTTCAAATATACGTATTTAAAATGGTAAATCCCCCTCTACTTTCTCAGAGTTATTAACATTTTGTTCAGCGTTTTGAATAGTCCCGTTATTCCAAAACACTTTCCCGTTACCGCAATACTCACGGTCTGCTTTCGCTTCACGCTGTTCTTTAGTCTGTGACTTCCAAACGTTGATGTTCTTTCCCCATTCGTTGGTCTCATCGTTTACAGAGATTGTAACGTTATGCCACTCTCCGTTGATCTTAATTCCTAATTCTGCCATTAATGCCATAGTCTGTTTTTTTAATTTTTAGCAATATACAAAATACTTTTTACATATCGCTTGTTTTTGTTAATACTATTTTACGTTGTAAATATCGTTTGCTTTCTCTATTGCTTTTTGTCGGGCTTCGGCTCTTGAGCCACATTCAAAATAATCATTACGACCATTTTTACATAATACGTCAATAGAAAATCCCATATTTATACCATATAAAAATAGTCTATCCATACTTATTTCTATCCCAACACTATCGAAGAAATCGACATATACTCCGTATTGCATTGAGAAAGGGATAGTATAAAAGTACTCTCCATTATGTAGTTGAGTGTTAAATAGCCTTCCTTCAAAAAACGTATTACCTAAGGTTGGCACTTCAAAAGTCCACCAATTCTCAAAGTCCTCTTTACATTTACCTGTTAACATATCCTATCTATTTAAAGTCCATTAGTTCATCACTCGGTTCTTCTATCCAATTTGTTTCAGGCGGTTGGTAAAGGGATAGCAGCCAGTAAAAGACCGATACCCCTATAACTAACCAAACAAACAAACTACAGAAGTGCATAAACCTCTTCATAATACTCCCTCGCAAGTTCTACCTTTTCTCTGATCTTTACTTGTGCTGATATGTCCGCTTCTACTTCAAAGGCTTTCACTCGTTTCTCGAAAGGGATATTATCGAAGTTATGCTTTGCAGCTATTTCCTCATAGATGTCAGACTCCATTTCAACAGGTAAATCTAACAAGTCTAAATTGTCTTTTGCACGCCACTTGTAGTGTTCTACTTCCTTATTCACTAAATGCTCTGGAGTGTTTACCAATACATACACTAGATAACTAGTTGGCTTGTCACAAAGATACATATACGCCTGTAGCTGCCAGTAGTATATCTTGTTCTTTACTTCAGTATCGAACCAAGGGAAAGTATCTAAACTCCATGAGCTTTTGATATCCGCTATAAATCCCTCTGTTATAACGTCAGGCGTTCCTTGAATGTAATCGTTCTTGAAGTGTTCCTCGTTCTTAAATACTAAATGCCATCCTAAAGCACTTGACGCTATCTGTATCCCCTCGTCTTCTACTAGAATACCTTTCTCCAAATATCGGCTCTCAATGTCTTTACTGAATCCGTATTTATCCTCGATACATTTCTTCTGAATGTAACTTTTCGCACCTTGTGATAGTACTGGAGGAGCGTCACGTTTAGCGATTAACTCATCTCTGCGAATGCTTTGCTTGTCAGTCAAAGATATCCTCTCTAAAAGTTTGTTCAACTCTTTTAACTGCGTTGGTGTAATTACGGCAGACCTCTCATCTGCCATAATCAATCCTAGTTCTGAAGCTCTAAATCTCATTACTTCTCAATTTTAGAAAGTAGCATAAGCGACTTTGATTGAACTTCTGTTAACTCGTACTTGTCGCAGACTTCTTGAAACTGCTTTAACGTGATCGTTCCAGCGTTG